CGTGTGATTGTCACTTCAGAGGAAGGGAATAAGACAAATGAAAGAATTGGTTGATCCCGTAACTCCCAGGACAATCCACCATGTCAATCGAGGGGGTAGATACTGGAGTAATGGAAGGTGTATTCGAGCTGTGACCCGACATCCAAGAGCCAAAGGACAGAGCTTCGAGTATTGGGGTCTCCGAGTTATCATCAAGGGGAAGGAAAGGGAGGACAATGACCACAGACCCGAGGGGTAAGAAACCAAAGAGTACGGCATTTCGGGGAGGGATAATCTACAGTTGCCACAGCCTCATAAGGAGTCAGAGGAGGAGTTCCTCCGTAAAAGAGGATAACTACTCAAAGCGTGGTTTTCGAGTCTGCATTATCAAGGGGAGACCATGTACCGCAAAGTGATCCACGTCCCAGCGGAGCGTAGTCCCAATGTCCGATATGGATTACGGGAGGAGGAGCTTGGACGGGTACCTTCGGGCCGAGAGTTGATTCCGGGGATTCTCTCGTATCAGAAGTACAAGGAGCGGCGAAAGCACTGGAATGAGGTGATGCAGACGATTGGTCTCGACGGGGATTTCTACATGGGTCAAGAAGCCAAAATGTATCCACCTGATTGGTTGGATCACTCCCTCCAAATGGCGGTGGAGATGGCCTACCCAAGACCAGGGCTTGCGATGGGAGTGGACCCAGCAGAGGGAGGGGACAACAGCGCATGGTCCGTGATCGACAAGGAGGGGCTGATCAAACAGATCGCTTACAAAACCCCTCAGACAACTCAAATCATTGACCAAACCTTGGACCTCATCCATGAATACAAACTGGATCCAAAACGGGTTTGTTTTGATCGAGGAGGAGGGGGTAAGCAACTCGCAGATCAACTCCGACATATGGGATGGAAGGTCAATACGGTCTCATTTGGGGAAGCCGTTCAAGCCCCGGTCCGTCGGCGTCAGACACGGATGAGGGATCGGCAAGAGGATCGAGAGCAAAGGACGACCTATGCCAATCGACGCAGCCAGATGTACGGCATCCTCCGAGACTTGATGCTCCCCAACGGAGTCCATGGAGGATTTGCAATCCCAGCCGAGTACGAGGAACTCATCCGCCAACTCAGTAAAATCCCTCTCACCTACGATGCAGAGCAGAGGATCGCATTGTTGCCCAAAGCACCCAAGACGATCCGAGGACTTCTTGACCCATTGGAGGTTGAGAAGTCCAAAACGAAGTCCTTGATTGGGTTACTAGGCCACTCCCCAGATGAGGCAGATTCACTCGTTTTGGCAGTGTGGGCACTTTTCGGCCAGAAGGAAAAAATCAAACTACGAGTCCGATAATTGGAGGTCACAATGGGACGGAACGCACCAGCTTGGGACATTCTCGAACCTCAACAAGAGGGGGTATACAAGGAGGATCGAAAAGGAGGAACTTGGTGGGTTATTGATCGCTGGACTGAGCAAGGAGCCGCTGATTACCTCCAAGAGACAGGAGGGCTAGGAGAGGTAGACTTGAAGACAACTCGAACCTTGATTACAGCTCCTCAATTTGCTGAACGGATTGGAGCCAATTCAAAGACAGTGACGTCATGGCTCAAAGATCGTTACTTCCAATTTGTACCCCAACGGTGCATATCTTATGCCTTTGAGTTGGATCTCAGAAGAGACTTCCGGACTATCCCCAAGGAGCGTCAATATCCAGTCATCAATGGGCAGATCCCCTACCTTCTGATTCGTGCCCTTGTCGAAAATCGCATCGAAGGACACACAGGAATTGACCCCTTAATTGCAAAAAAAGATGTCCACCAAAAGCCCGACCTCAACACTGAACGATGTTGGATCTACAACCGCCAAGACAAGCTCCCTCCTCCCAAGCCTCCGGTGATGTTCTGGGATGATTGGCACAAAAAAGAGGTGATGGAGAGGGGTAAAAAAGTGATGAGACCCAAACGGATGTGTCTCTCAGCTAGGGTCGGTTCGAGGGCAATCTGGGGAACCAAAGACAAGCCTTACAATACGGATGCTGCGTTGATTAATCTTAGAGTAGGGGGGCCAAAAGACTCTGAATCAGCAGAGAGAATCTACTATGGTCTTGTACAGGAATCATGTGATATTCGCTGCGTCAATCCTCACCACATCTTGCTAGTCAAAGGTGCAAGCAAGATGCACCGATACAAGTTCAAGGAGGAATACAATCGCTCTCCTGTACAGGTTGGGCACAATGCAAAATTGACATATCATCAATTGGAGTTTATCGTGGACTCAATAGCTGATGGTCTCTCTGATCGTGCAATTGTCGAGGATTTACGCCAAGCCTTTCCCGGCATTAGCACGTACACTAAACAGATATATGATATTCGCAGAGGGAGGAGATATAAGATCCCTGTTGCTGAGATCCGAAAGGATCAAGATCGGTGGCGAAAAAAGAAGACAATGACCATCCACGAAGATGACTAGAACATCCATACAGAAGAGGGGTAGGTAATGCCAGCACTCACACACCAGATCAAGCGCCACACACCGAAAACCCTCGATGCAGCATCCCGAGAGAAGCTCGAAGTCTTCAAGGACATCATCTACAATGTGGTCACATCTCGAAGTGAACTTGTCAGGTCAATGACTGACCCTCGACGGGACATCTACGATGAGTGTGGCTACCCCAAGTCTGTTTCGATCTGGGATCTCCAAGAACTGTACACTAGGTTTGGGATTGCGACTCGGGTAGTGGAGGGGCTACCCAAGGAATGCTGGAAAGAGACACCTGAGGTATATGATGACCCAGATGAGGGGGTAGTAACAGTATTTGAGGAAGCATGGAGAGATCTCCCAAGCATGCTCAATCAGAGAGATCCTTTAACTCAGTCAAGCCTCAAATCGCAGGAAGGATCAACTATTTGGGAGTGCCTTGCAAGAGCTGACCGTCTCTCAGGAATTGGACGTTATGGGATCATTCTCATTGGCCTCAATGATGGCCAGGAATTGGATCAACCAGCAAAGCCAAGGCAGGGGCAAGAACTCACATTTCTCCGATGCTTCCCCGAGGCATATGCAGAGATTTCGATGACTGAACCAGATGAGACCTCCCCTAGGTACGGTGAACCTGTGCTGTACAATATCAGTCTTGACTGGGGTAATTCATCACAGGCAATCGGCTCAGTCGGACAGTCAGTTGCAACGGGCATGACGAAGCAGGTTCATTGGTCGAGAGTCATCCATATCCCCGACAATGTGAACTCCTCTGAGATCTATGGGAATCCCCGAATGATGCCAGTACTCAACCATCTCCTCGACCTCTTCAAGTTGTATGGAGCAACAGCGGAGATGTACTGGAGAGGGGCAATGCCAGTCTACACTTTGGAGGTAGATCCCTCGCTTGTGGGCGACACAGACACGGCTGACGATGATGAGATAAAGGATGAATTGGAGGAGTGGTGGAACGGCTTCCAGCGGGTTCTCCTCACCGATGGAATGCGAATGAGATCCCATGCACCACAGGTTATTGACCCCTCCCCCCAAATTGAGAGAACAATCGAAGCAATCTGCATTCACCTTGAATGGCCAAAGCGGATATTTATGGGATCAGAGCGGGGGGAGCTTGCCTCATCTCAAGACAGTGATACCTGGGATGACAGGCTTGACGCACGACGTAATCGACACATCACCCCACGGATCATCGCACCATTCATTGACCGTTTGATCAACCTCGGAGTTCTACCTCAACCAACAACAGGGAGCTACACAGCAGAATGGCCAAAAGGCCGTGAGTCAAGCCCAATGGAAAAAGCTCAACTCGGCAAATTGCTCACCGAGGCGACGGCCCAATATGTGAGCACAGACGCAAGTGTCCTTGTCCATCCTCTTGACTTCCTGACTCAGTTCCTCGGACTGCCACAAGAGCAAGCAATGGAGATTCTTGACAGTGCTCAAGAGGCTCTCGATCTCCAGCCCCTACGGACCCCTAATGACGATCTTGACAATGAGGATGATGGAATTGACGACACAGATCCAGCCGGGGAGGTAGCCTGATGGTAAGGATCACAAACGTCTCAAAACGGAGGAGGAATCCCCTCAGGGTTGACCCAACTAGGACAGCTCTTCTACGGCGGGCATGGCTCGGAGAAGTCAATCGAGTCTTCAAGGAACTCGCAGCGAAAATCTGGCACCTTGTTGTCACAGAAGATGCGTTTGGCCTCCGTCGGCGGAAGAAAGCAGATGAGCTTGATCGCCGATTTGCCCGAGATATTGGGAGTGAAGTAAAGACCACCCCTCTCGAAGATCTCCTCCAAAACCAAGGACCATCAGAGCAGATCACCTTGATATTTGATCTTCTCCAAGGAGGCTCCAGGGAGGGGGGTAAAATGGTCCATAACGAGAGGTGGGCATTCAGGACTACTCAAGAGCAAATTGATGAATTTGAGGCTTGGTTGCAGGCAGAATTTGCCGGAGAAGGGGGTCTCACAAATCCACAAACCTGGGACAATTACATTGAGCGAGGAGTGGCTCAAGGATCAAGAAGAGCCATTGATGATTACGTAGCTGCAAGGCAACGGGCAGGACTCCCTCCCCTTCCTGATTCAGAAGTGGAGTTTCTCCGAATGAGCTTTGCTCAGCCAGTCGCCTTGGAGAAAGTACAGCTGCTCGCAGGTCGAGTTCTTACTGAACTAGAAGGGGTTGGGGAGGACATGGCTCGGGGGATGAAGAGGGTTCTGGCTGACTCTCTTGTTCGTGGTGATAGTCCTCGAACAGCAGCCCGTACATTGCGAAGACAACTCGGAATTAGCAAACGTAGGGCTGAGACAATTGCACGGACAGAACTCATCCGTAGTCATGCTGATGGGCAGTTGATTGCCTTGAGTCAAGCGGGGGTTGAGCAAGTTGGTGTAATGGTCGAATGGCGGACAGTAGGAGACGATCGAGTTTGTCCGCTCTGTCTCCCAATGGAGTCCGTTACCCTTACACTCAAAGAAGCTCAGGGGATGATCCCACGGCATCCAAACTGCCGTTGTGCCTGGGTTCCCTCCGTGGTAAAAGATCCAGCCGCCAAGATCGAGAAACAGCAAATCGATAAGGCCATCAGCGACTCAGCCAAGGCGGAAACTCGGAAGGGGTCGATTAAAGAGGCACGCCAAAAAAGCAGATGGACAGGGGTTGACAAACGCATCAAACAGAAACGGCCTGACCGTCTCTTGTTTCAAGACCCAGCAACAAGAAGGACAACAACTACAACCCTTCCGGAAGAGGCTCCCCTCCCTCAATCAAGCTCGCCCAAAAAACCATATATCATCAATCATACGGGGGACACCCCAAAGGAGTTTCGAGACAGCATTGAGGAAGCCCTTGACAGGGTTGATGATGAGATTCATCGCAAAGTGAAAGCAAAGCGGGGGAATGTCGCAACAGGGGATCACATCACTGAGTACAGTCCTGAGATGGCTGAGCTACACCCCCGTGGGTTCCCAGATGACTGGACCTGGGACACAACCAATGGTTACTACCATTCAGAGCATAAGGAGGCAGTAACCACATGGCGTAGATTGGAGAAAGGTCCAGGCACTCCGATGAAGCCCATGACCAATGCCTATTCTCAGGAGACAGTGCTCCATGAGTATGGTCATGCGGTTGATGATCTCCTGGGACAAGGGGGTCAATCAATCTCAAGTGAGGCCGAATTCCTGCAAGCCTACCTCGATGATGTGGCGGCCATGAATGAGTATGAGCGTACCAAATGGCTTGCATATTACACCCAACCACCACCAGCAGGACCGCAAGAAGCTTTTGCTCAACTTTTTGCAGAGATCCACGGAAGCGGCGGAACAAAGCTTACAATGAGAATGCCAAAAACTAGAGCACTGATTGAGAAGCGACTCCAAGAACTCGCAGCCAAAGGGGGTGGTTAATGGTAACTTTTTTTCAGCATTTTGTAGGTGAGTTGATTGTGATTGAGATTCGTCCTGAAAGCCAAGGCAATACAATCATCGGAGATTTTCGTCAGGAGGTGCAACCCGGGGAGTCCTGGATGGGGTATTCTTACGATGACCTTCGAGCCTTGGGTGAAGGTCGTCATACCCTCCTGACTAAAACAGAGGCGTAATTATGCAGTTGGAACCTACCCCTACACAGAAGAGGATCATGCACATTCTTGATGATGGAAATCCACACTCTACAGAGGAGTTGATGGAAGTGATGGATCGGTCTAGAACTAGGGCAACCCTCGGTCGGCATATAAGCAACATTAGAAAGATGGTCTCTCCCCTCGGCCAAACGATCATCTGCGAAGTGTATAATAGGACGATCCATTACCGTAGAGTAGTCCTGTACAATGGGGTAGAAAATGCCAAGATTAACAGCACCAGAGCAACACATTAACAATCCAATTTCAACAAAAATCAAGAAGGGAACTGCTCAGATTGTTGTACGGGATAATCACAATGTTGTGAGGGTCCAAGAGGTGCAAGGTACTCTCATCGGATGTTTTATTGTCCACCCGGAAGTCCTAAAGGTATCTCATCATAAAAGTGAGGGGAAACGCCGTACCTCTTGCACTTGGTTGGGGTCAGGGGAGTCAGTTGTTGTGTTCAAGCATCAGGCCGATGCGATGCGACTTGCGAAGTACCTAACCCAACAATTCCAATCCATTTTCATCCTGAACAAATCCGATTTTTTGAGCAAGGTATCGGAGCAATGGCCCCCTGGAACAAGGGGTCTAGTGTCTTGGATTCGAGATATTCAAATGCTGCATATCTGGGTTGATCCCCAGGAACATGATCTCCCTCCTCATACCAAATAAGTGTACATTCGCCTATTAGCAGAATGTATACCAAAAAAGCTAGACACCTACCCCACACATCAGATACTCTACCGAAATGGTAGAAAACTATTGGACTTGTGATGCACACTGGATAACCAACCAGAAAGGTTGCCAATGCGTTGGCAATGGTGGGTGTGCCGAGTGTGCGTCACAATCTCCTCCAACTCCTCGTTCTACCCCATTAACAAACCAGTCAAACGGCAAAGCTCGACTAGTTCGAGAGGGTACCACTGATTACCTAGTCTGTGGGGTCAACCTCATTGTTCCTGGTGTGCTCAACGGCTCCAAGGGACCAGTCTTCTACAGTGCGGAGCAGAACAAAAAAAGCTCTCATTTGTGGAACTCAATACCTCTCACCGTCAACCATCCAACCAAAGACAATCAATACATCTCAGCCAAGGCTCCAGGAGTCCTTGACTCAGTTGGGATCGGAGAGTTACGCAACCCGCACACAAATTCTAGTGGAGTTCTCAAGGCTGAAGCATGGGTCGAAGTAACCCGAGTTAAGGCGGTTGATCTCAACCTGTACAATCGAATCAATAGTGGGCAACCGATTGAAGTCTCCACAGGGTTGATGGCCGATACGCAAAAACTCCCTCAGCCACAAGAACACTTCAATGGTTTGCTTTCGATCCCCTACCAACTAGTTGCTGAGAACTACCAACCAGATCACCTTGCTGTGCTCACCAATGAGCCAGGAGCTTGCTCTCTGGTAGATGGGTGTGGTCTCAACGTGAATGCAAACAATCCAAACAATGAGGAGGGGGGTCAGGTGCTAGAACTCCAGATCTGGAACGCACTCTCATTTCGGGAGGTCACCAACGAACTGTACAAACTTTTGAGAGAGCGATTCGGGACTAACCTGAACACTTTTGATCCATCAGATGAGATTTGGATTCAGGAAGTGTTTCCAAAAAAGGTCATTTTCGAGGGGAAAATAAATGGGGTTCAAGGGTCATACCAGATACCCTTCTCGGTCTCAAAAAACACGGTGAAGCTCGGAGATGGGCAGCCTACACAAGTTCAGAAAGAGATCAGTTACAAGCCGCTTCGCAATGAGGCAAATGATCCAGTTATCAACCAAAATCCAACGGAGGATACCATGCCGACAATTACCGATCCAACTCAACAACCAACCCCTCAAAATCAGGGACAAACACAATCACAAGGAGGGGGGTTGACTCGACAGCTTGTAGTCAATCAAATCCTTGCCAATTGTCCAGGTTGGGCTGGACAAGAATCATTTCTCCAAAACGCTGACGAAGCAACCCTTGGAGCAATTATTGCAAGTAGTCAAGCTCCTTCAGCTCCTCAAAATCAACCGGCTCAGGTAGTCCCAACGCCTCCCCAAGCTCAAACTCCTCCACCTGTTCAATTACCCACAGGTACCCTGACCACTGAAGAGTGGATGATCCAGGCTCCCAATGAGGTCAAACAAGTATTCGTCAACGCTAAGGCGCTCCAAGATGCCGAGAGAATTCGGATTATCAACAGCTTGCTCAGTCAGCACGATCAGGCTGATACCCAAGGGATCGCAAACCGTCGAACATTCCTCGAAGGTCAAACTTTGGAGACCCTCCAAGGGATGGAGGCAATGTTTGCGAGTGTTGGGATTCCTCCTCAACAGGCTCAACAACCAACCGTAAATTACTCGGGCCAAGCGGCTCCAGCTACCCCAACCCAAATGGATCCCGTGATCAACCGAGGCAGAGATGATGTGGATCAAAATGACTTTCTTGACCTCCCCGAAGCGATCTAGTCAGGAACCTCCACTAACTAGAAATTACGAAACAAAGTAAAGGAGCGAAATAATGGCATACGGAAACGAAATTGTGATCATTGGTAACGGTCGCAAAACAGAAGGTGTGATCGACGGGAGTAGCCTCCTCCCAGGTACGGTTTTGCAAATCAAGGCGGGGACAGGGCTGACAAATGGGCGTCCTACCTACGAACCCTACGCACCAGGAACCGATGGCGCTCGACCTGTTGGACCACTATTCGTTCTTGATATCAACACCCCAAATGGGGGTACCCAAGACGATGCTTATGCGGATGGGGATTGGTGTCAGGTCTACGTTCCAGCGGATGGGGACGAACTCAATATGAGGTGGGCAACAGCCGGGACCGGAACAGGAGATGCCGTAGCAATTGGAGATCAGGGAATCCTCGAAACTGGAACGGGTCTTGTCAAAGCAACTACAGGATCACCTGCCCAAGAGCCATTCACGGCAATGGAGGCGGTGACTGACACGGTTGCCACGGGAACCCTTGTACACTGTATCTACAACGGTCAAAGTTAATCGATTCAACTGATTTATGGGGGTAGGTGTTCTACTCTCCTTGAGGTGCGTTTGTTCGTTAAAGATGCGATCCACACCTACCCCCATTTCTACACTCGAAATTTTTGCAGCAATGCAGGAGGGGATACATGTTTGTCAGTGATTTCATTCTGAATGGTGAGGCACAAGGCGATGTTGGAGGATTGCTCCAAGGGGTGAATTTTAACCCAGGTTTCATGCGTCCGTTCATCAATGAAAGGGGTCAATCCTGTGTGTCCTATGACACAGGCAAGCTCGTCACAAATGGTCAGGGTCAGAAGATCCCTGAATACAAAACTGTGAGCATCGCAAACCTCATGAAGCGAGGATTTGGCTCCCCAATCTACAACGATACTTCGCTCCGAAAGGACCAATGGAAACTCGTTGACCAAACCGTTTTACGGGTTGCTCGTGAGCGATTGATGGCTTGGCAAGACTTAACCCAGATTGGCACTTTCTCCGGTTTCGATGGAATGGCCAAAACCATCCTTGAGACCGAGCGAGTCAGTGATTCTCATCTGGCTCACATCGATATGGAGGGGTTGACCGAAGGTGCAAACGACTCCCCTCGATTCGATCTGATTGGTCTCCCCTTGCCCATCATCCACTCAGATTTCAAAGCCTCTTTTTGGCGGAGCGATCAATGGGATAAATACACGGTCAAAACAGCCGTGTAACGACGAGTAAAGCGCCTCCCAAGTTATGAAACCTACCCAAAAGCCCAATACTCGGGGAGACGCAGTTTTGGTTGATTACGTGGTTGCGTGCAGGATGCCTGCGTTGCCCGCGAAGTCTGCTCGAAGTTGTGGAACCATGATTGCCATTACTTTGAAGCACAATTCCATGCCGCCCTTGGCCTCCCATTGGAGAGTCGTCAAATTCATGCCAACAACTGCCCGAGCCGTAGCTGGGTTTTTTTGGACCCAAATCACGGTGTGATCGGTTGTCAGAAAGTCAAGCCGTTGGATCTTGTCAACCCCTTCAATTTCAAGGAGCCTTTGACGGAGGGATTTGTCGGAATTTGTCTTGAACTCAGCATCCAAGAATTCATCCCAACCTGTCGAGACATACACGTTGTATGGTCCATACATTTTGGCATCATGGAGGAGTTTTCGCTGAGCAAGCCAATCGTCCAGAATGTCGTTTCCATTACTCCCGGTTGGGACCGTGTTACCCGTGGAGGTGATCCGACTTGGGAAGTTCGTGTACCCATAGACCTGAGGAGCAGTTGAGTCAGCATAATCCGCTGCGGTGCCAACCACTGGACCCGTGACGGTACCGATTGTGAGCTTCTCGATCGTCTCCACAACTCGCCGAGTTGCCTGCTCGATGGAGGTTAAATCAAGAGGAGTTCCTGAGGCTCGCGATGCGGCCAACTTCCGTTTAGAGTATTTGAAA